TTCTTCTCACGAATGTAACAATGCAATGACTTAAAAATCGATTTGTCTAGCAATGCTCCCACATGTGACTGCAATTTTGGATGGTACACATTCTTCCGTTTCAAGAACTCAAACTGCTCAATGGGCAAATAGTCTCTCAATTCCGAGGTCTTATCCGGCATTGTGTACTGCTGTCCATGCGCAGCCAAAATCTCCGAGGCCACCTTAATGTTGAATCTATCGTTGCCTTCTCTGACAGATCCAATGTTGTCATCACCATATGTACAAAGGGCGACGTTCTCTCGAAAAGGTCTCCTCGTCTCAAAGGACTCGGCAGGATAAACAGTGTAGTACACACAACGTAGATTCAATGACCCACAGATGCCATTTATGGCAACAGTCAAAGAGTTTCCACTAATGTGTGTCCCACTTGTCAATCCTATCAAATCTCCATTGAAGCATATGTAAGCAAACACAATGTCACCCACCATTGCCCGCATCACACGAATATCTTCCTCCGTGTATTGACAATGCGATGCCAAATCAATCAAAACTCGCAAAGCGGCTATAATCATCTGAGTTGGTAATTTTTGGTCATAACAACCATAGTCACCACCCAAAACTCGATTCTCTCCAAACTTGAGCACATGGTTTTGAAATTCCTCCCACTCCGGGCCATGCGCATTTATCCCCACAGCACACTCAGACACTAATGGGTTCATTTGCATGAATCGGAGTATCGGCAAATAGTACTTGCGAATGAGGAATGTCAACGCCATGGCATTGCCATAAAAGATTCTGCACTTAGACTTAGACAAAATCTCATCCTTCTTGCACGCTTTTGCAATAGGATAGGCACGTTCACCACATCTATACAAGTTCTCACAACGTTCAATCTCAAGAACTATAGCCGTATCGAACTCTCGTTTCACAAAGCCTGTTTTATCTGGCTCAGACTCTGTGATAAAATTTCGCTTGGGGCCACTCAAAGGAAAGCCTATCGACGTGTCCATTTTGATTGCATCAATGAACTTGCAGCCGGGTATGCCATGAATGTTATCAAAATCCGACAAAGGTTTCATCGCTCTCCACATGTCACGCTTCACCAACTGGACCAGGTCTGACTTGTAATCTTGTACAGCTATTTTGAGAACTGCATAAGAAAACATAGTCCCTGGGTTTGCTAAATTAGCTAGACACGTCTGCCAACCATACCAATCGGGCTGCATCTTGGGTGGACCATACACATTTGGAACACCACAAATATCAGTCACGTGCTCACTTATCAACGTGACTTGAACATTGGACGTCGTGGTGGTTCTACCCACACAAGTGCCCAAGTACTCAACCTGCGAGTTGTGGGGCATGTACCGTAAAGGACTCTTTGCGTGTAATGGGGCATCCTTCATGATTTCCACGCCTAGAACTTCTTTGGGAAATTCACCAGCGGAGCCCGTCAGCACAACTCCCTCGCGAGTTTCCAAATCGGCGTATGCAAGTTGCAACTGCCCCCTCTCGATACTGCCATAGCACCCCTTGGTCGTACCACCTATTCCACCAAGGTGAATACCAATAATGGCGCTGCCAGTGGTTTCCGAGAACAATGTTGCTCCGCACAAACCTTCAAAAGTGGGTCCTGTCAAGTTCTTATACTCGCCACCCATGAAAGTACAACATGTTGTAACGTGTTTAGGGACTGTTAGGCCTTTGAAAACCATTAAATCCCCATCTTTCTTTCTCCACAACATGCGAAAGGGTACACTACCCATCTGTGACAAAGGAAACATGTCTGTCAGATCTTTGTATGAGCCGCCATTGGCTACGTAGCACACACGCAAATCTGTGTTAGGAATTCTGTGTGTCTGGTCCACATGAATGAGCACCTTGAACTTGCCCCCTGACGCTTCAGGGTTTTTCTTGCGAAATGTACATGACAATTCTGGACCATACTGCTCAAAGTAATGGTCCGGTACTAGCATCGCATTCGATTTCAACATCAAACCATTGACCATCGCATTTTCACCAGATTTGAGATGCACAGACCCATATACCAAAGCTTTAGACACGACATCTTGCACATGGTCTACCGACATTCGTGCTGATTTTTCGGTGACGGGCAATGATCTCCGAACAGGGACCGCCCAAACATTTTCCTCTGCATCTCGTTGCGATACAGCCTCTTCATCAGCAGGTTCCAACGATCCATGCTGTTCCATAGAACGCCATCGCTTAATCAATTTGGCTATTTGGTACAAAGCACCCAAAGCCAACGACGCCGCGAAGACCTCACTGAATCGCATATTTTGCCAATGAACATGAATCTGTGTGAGAGTATGTCGCCTTCGAAGTCTTGCATATTGCTGCTCACGCACAAATGTTATCAACAGATACTGCACAAAAAGAAAAATCAATATCAATATCAACACTCCAAACAGCTGCGTGCTAGCGCCAACTTGAAAGACAAAAAGGTTAGCGCCAAACAAGCAACACCCGCCAAAATTGCAGGCTGAGTATCGCCCATATGATGCCAATAGCTCCTTACGGTTAAAGTACGAATATGTCAGTTCAAACACCTTCGAATCTATCACCCTTCTAGGCAACATAGGCACCCAATCAAATCTGTCATAAAAATCACGCGATCGCTGCAGTAAATCCGTGGTTACACGCGTGTACTCCGTGTCTCTAATTCGGTCAAGAACTCGAGACAGACGCAAATTTTCCAAACCAACTTGGCTTACGGAGTGCGCGGTGCAATAACCATGCAACTGGTTGCAACCTTCATGGCTGCATCTCATGACAGTCACAGTTTGGTTTTGCGTGCTCTCCAACTTGTTCTGCTGTTCCCTGTGCTTGTGAAACTCATCACACAGGAAATTGCATGCTTCCATCATAGACAACTTGGTCATTTTCTTACCATCAACTTCCAACACTTCATATGTTGCAGCAACTGTCTCTCGCGTTGCTGGCACTGCACGCAAGAACTCTAACTCCCAAATATCATGGTACAGTGGTGGTCGATACTCTCCATCAATGGTATGGGCAGCTATAACCTTTTCAGTGTCAATGCCGTAGTTCACACCTTCGTCAATGTCAGCAAACTCCTGCTTAACTTTGACGTGTACAACGTAATGCATCCGACGTTGTATAGAATACGGATTGTTCGAGTATACCCGTGCATCCAAATCCAACTTGTTAGTTGTCAATGATACAAGCTCCGGTTGCACCCAAACCTTTCCTTTGTCATGCAAATCTGCCATTGGAGGGCTGAAGGGTACGTTGTTGCACACCTTGACAATAACGTCACAAGGGGATGACTCCACATACTTCTCCTTTGTGTTTGCATGATCATCAAGCTTCAACTCCAACATATCAGATCGCGCTCCATCCCAATGTTTCTTCCCTGAAACATGGGTATATTTCCTACCCGAATCTGTGGACAATCCGGCACTCGAAAACAAATAGTGCGCAACTTGCTCTGACAAGGTTGACTTTCCTACCTTACTCAAGCCATAATACTCAATGGCAAAAGGACTCTGCTTGAAACCCGAGTTCACTTTGATAAGGTTAAAGTTGCCGATGATCTTAACGATCGTCCGGTACTTCTCCTCAAGCAACCTCTTGTCAATTCCTTTGGCTGATGGAATCAAAGCTTTCAACTTGTCACCAATATCCTCCGTTTCACGCAAGAAATCATGCTCACTCACCTTGGCAACTTTCATGAGATTACCACTCTGGTACAACTCCCAATGGTTCAAGCACTGTGAATAGGCCACTTCCAATTTGGCCGATTCTGGGGAACTTGTGAAAAATGGCTTGAATGATCCTTGCACCCATGCATGATAACATCTTTCAAAAAAGAAAATGACAACGTCACATGCAGCAGTGCAAATATCAGTGGCTCGACCATTTATAAGTTTGAGGTCAGGCTCCAACAACTTGAAACCTCCCAATGAAAATGTGAGGTTGGCTGTCTTTGAAATCCCAAGAACTACCAACAAACTAAATATCTTGCTGAATATTGAAAACAAACCATCATTCACGCATGACTTCCAGTCTGTACGGATCTTCTTGAGAAATTGCAACCACCTTGGTTCTTGAGTTTCATCTTCCAATCCACTCTGTGTAGAATAACCAATCTCAGAGCAAATGTACTTGATCAACTCACCAGACAACGAGGTGTCATATTTGGATCTAATGTATAAAAACACACTAGCCATAACACCAACCATATCGACTGACTTTGATGCAGAGACAAACAGGGCTAAAATGCCCTCTATCTCACGCACCAAGTCGTCCGAGCAGGTTATTCCAGCATTCTTTGCTAGCGTGTCTACAATGAAACCCGCTGCATCAAAGCTTTCTATGCCCCAGTGGGCATCAAAACGCACCGCGAGATTTTCGACACACACAGTATCAATCTCACTCAAACTTTTATGGCAATAATGTACCCCCTTAGAGGCTTCTGAATCTTGCTCAATGCAATTCAGAATTTTGTTTTGTGGGGTGTTGTTAACAATGCTAGGACTCATAATTCATAAAAATAAACTACAAGTCGAAGCATCCAACACAGGTGTCCTGTATTGAAAAATACTTCAACTTGCGACACAGCAGCTTTGGTCATAGCTTAATCACGCACATCATCGATCGTTATTCCTTGGACACAAGAAGGCCGATCTCCGTGCAGAGGTTGGCTCACTTTCACCCCTCCAATAAATTGGAAAAGTTTCCATGAACGCCTCCTACTGAGTCTTCTGGTTTGGGCCCTACACCAAATTGGTGCGTTCCCGGGATGTCGCTCGTGGATCTTAAGGTGCATATTTTAATGCCTGCACCAGGATACCAGAAATCTGAGTCTTATGTTCTGGCATAGCCCAAAGGCAACGTTTATTACGCATAGTTCTCCTGTTTGTGTACCATACAGGTGATCAGTAAGACGGCTTTGGCTCACATCTTGAAACGTGATCGAGCTCACACGTGCTCTAATAGAGCTATTCAATAATTTTCCGCAAAAAGTGTGCATTGTTTCCTACACACTACGCGTTGGTCACTCGTAAGTGACAAAAAGGTCAGCAAATGACCATCCCTAGTTAATTCAAACTAGGACACGGACTGTACCTCTACAATGAGGTATAACCGTCGTTTAAGGTTTCCAACATATACATGGTGAACCGCTAGTTTAGCACGATTCAATACTTAGAATAATTGTTTCTGCAAAGATTTTTAACATATAGACGCTATTGGTCTCAAAAGGCAAAGTTTGCCTCAAAAGACGAGTCGGGTCTATAAGGGCAAGATTTGCCAAATACTTCACAAAGACTGCATACGGGGAATTCCCG